CTGAATAAGTAACGCGATTATACACGGGGTTAATATTAATTACCTCTGCATTGACGTTGTATGTTTCAGCGTGGACCGCGGACGATGCACACAACAAACCTACTAATAAAATCTTATGCATATTTATTTCCTCCTTATCTCTAATTAATAGGCACAGTGTAAAATAAAAAATAAAAAATATCTACAAGTTCATCTTGCATGCTACATTGCCTGTGTTAAAAACTTTTAGTGGGTCAGTTTATTTATCTTGCTTGGTTCTTCTCCACTGACCCACACGATTTACTCATCTTCAGATATACCAAAATCTGAGGGCTGTTTGTAAACGTCTACAGCCTGACAACAATTTATATCTGCACCCATAAATTCTGCGAACTCTAGTCGAGCGCGTTGGCTTGCTTCCTTTGGACCATTTGCATCAACAGTTATTGGTCGAGAGATTACACCCTCGACCACTATTATATATCTATTCATTCTGTACCCTTATCTTTATTTAGCCACAGATAACCTGTGCCTTTGCATTCTTCGCAGTCAGTACCACGATCACCTCTGAACGTAGGCAAGTGATCCCCGTAATCAAACTGACAATATCCATGACAATTGGTGCAGGTAATTCTTACTTTTTTATTAGTCAATTTCATCGTCATCATCCTCAAAATCATCTTGATCGTTGCACCAACAACATGGCTCATCGTTTGGGTATTCTCGACACCAACAACATATCTTATTTATGATTTGTCTCATAACAAACGACCTCCCGTTTTAAACTGCATGTACTGTGTCACAGTGTCTTCAACTTCGTTGTTGAACTCTGCAAACATGCGGTCTCCAACCGAGGTGACTTGCTGGACAAAAACAGACCAGTCTTGTTCCGCTTCCCAGTAGAATGTCGCAAGTGCTAACAGTCTATCTTCTCTTTTCCACACTCCCTTATATTCAAATTCAAACACTTCGATGATTTCAACTTGACCTTGAGCATCTGCTATCATTCGTCTAGCGTTGCCTGTTCTATACTCAAACTCTGCACTGTTAATAACTTGTTCAGTTCTACTCATAACTTACTCCTCCCCATCTTCAGGTCTCCAACAGTTGTCTACGCCCAAAGCATACTCGCCCTCGAACCACCCGCCTTCGTCAACGTAATCCGCTTCGACTTCAATGCCCATCGCATGCAACTTATCCCATACTGGAATAGGTGGAGCCCACGCCGTCCAACAGTAGAATGAAAAACCTGCTGTTGTTTTGTCTTCATTGAAATAAAGTTCTTCTCGTATCTCAACATCACAGACATCCCATTTTGTATTCCAATTGGTATTACGCCAATCGTATTCAGCTCTGTCATTAGTATTAAGTGAAATTTCCACAGGCACAGGTACGATGACATCACAGAAACGAGGATCTATATCTGAGCGCGATGTTTTTAGGTAGCTGTAAAGTTTAGAAACAACTTTACCTTCTCCATGAATATAAACAGTTTGGTAACAATGATTAGGCATTATAAATTCTCCTTTGTTTCTATGTAACTTTCGATTAAACCTTGCGCGACTTGAGGGACGATGCCGTTGCCGTAGGCGCGCAGTCGTCCCACCCTTGAGGGAGCCCCATCAACCAACGGGCATGTGCTGGGTTCAACTGGCCGCCACTTGCCATCTCGGCAGAAGAGCCAGTCAGCATCTTTCCAGTGGCCGTTAGTCTTATTGGGCCCGTCAGCGCTTGTGCTGTGTCCGCTAAGTTCTGACCTGCATGCCTCGTTTCCAACCTCTTCCGGCTGTACTCCTGTGGATTGGTTACTCGGCTCATGTTGTCGTCCGCTACTTGCGGTGTCGGCCATCCCGATAGTTGAGCTTGCGCTCCCGTGTTCCACCCGTGCTTGCCCGTCAGATGTGAGGGTGCTATCCCCGTGCCCCCCGTCATCGATGTCGGTGTTGCCCAGCCCGCCGTTAGTTGAGCTGTCACATCCAAGGTGTCGGTGCTGATCTTCCCGTTTCTGATCCGCCCCCCTTGGTATCCACCCTTGTGATCCCGAGTTGTCGGTGTCGGCCACGAACCAGAGGCGTTGCCTGATGTGCGGAGCGCCGAAGCCCGCCGCGCAGAGATCGAACGCCCCAAAGGCGTAGTCCTTTGCTTCCATGTCAGTTTGTACAAGGTCGAGCCAACCGAGGCCATCTTTGCTTGCAACTTGTTCTCCAAAGATTGTTGAAGGGCGACACTCTTGGATGAGGTGGTTCCAATGGGGCCACAAATGCCGCTCGTCAGAAGTCCCTGCTCTTTTGCCAGCACCGCTGAAAGGCTGGCACGGGCAGGATCCGGTCCAAACTGGCCTGTCATCTGACCATCCTGCACTTCTGAGGGCTCGGCTCCAGATGCCAATCCCTGCGAAGAAGTGGCACTGAGTAAATTCAAAAAGTTCTTCTGGTTTGACATCACTGATGCTCCTTGTATCGACAACACCATCCGCGATGTGTCCTGATTTAATTAAATTGCGTAGCCACTCTGCGGCATACGGGTCGATCTCGTTGTAGTAGGCGCTCATTTTATGGCCTCATAATACTTCTTATCAAACAAATCTTGCCACATCACGTCCCAACGCTCTATGAAATCGGCTATCCATGTGGATTGGTTGGGGGTGAGGTCGTACTCATGGATCAACTCCATCGCATCCATGCACTTGAGACCTTGGTCCGCGCACCATGTGCCATACTCCTCGGTCAATAACTCAATGGTTTTTGAAGGGGTCATTAGCTTGCCTTCCAAAGTGTTAGAGCCTCGTCAAACGGCATATCGTTTAAGATGCGACGGGTCATACCCGCTTGCTTGTCAATGATCCACTCGCCCTTGGTCACAGTCGGGTGGTACTTGGTCTGGTAAAGAGCGCCCGTGCCCTTCCGTTGATATACAACATGAGACTTAAACTTACGCTTTAACTCACGAACACTGAGAAACTCATTGACCTGATCGGCGCACCAATACTCTAACTGTTGAGCGAAGCCGTCCTCACTCCACTCACTTGGCTCTTTAGGTAATGATTTGAAGTAATCGTGGACCGCCTTCATCGTAGCGCGGTAGTCAGCTTTGCACTTCGGGTGGTCATACTCATAGTCACAACCGCCTTGGCCATCGTTTCCTACAACAGCAACAGGCTTGCCCTCTACATATAACGCCGCTTGAAAGCAGTGGGTCTCGTGACTAGCCCATGATGTGTGCTTGATTGCTTTGAGTTCCAGTTTCATAATATATATCCTTGTGATCTAGTTGAGTTGGTTAATACATACAAAGTATTGTGGGTGTATGGGGGTGTCAAGTGATTTGTTTGCTCGGATCGAGGTCCACGGTCCTGATGACAGTGAGAACACTATAGGGGTATTTTACACAGATTTTATTTTTATTTTAATTTCTCATTTGAATTAGGTGTTCACAGTGTTCACAGTGTTCACACTACCTTATTTATATACTCCACTCAGCCCCACTTCTGTGAACACCTGTGAACAGTGCGAACACTTCTGGGAAGAAAAGCCCTATATAGGACTGACAGGCTGCTTAATTCTGCCCGTTGCTAAGGCTCCGCCCTTGGTATAACTTGTTCACAGATAACAATGAGGTCACCATGCCATCTACCAAGCAAAAGATTGAAGAAGAACACGGTCGAACACTGACCAACAGGCAGACAACTTTCGCACGGTACATAGTCGAGGGGATATACTCGAACGCTGACTGTGCCCGTAAGGCTGGCTATTCTGTGGACGTTGCGGCTAAACAGGCGTCCATCCTGTTAAACGGTCGCGACTACCCCCATGTGCTGGACTACATCAAGGATATGCGTGAGGAGCGGGAGCGCAGGTATGGGGTGACAACCATCGGACAACTTGAACGGCTTCACAAGCTCTCTATTGGGGCCGAGGAGAACAACCAGTTCTCTGCCGCCATCAATGCCGAGAAGATACGTTCCGCGCTTGGTGGTTTGACTATTGATAGGCGAGAAACAATCAACACTATTGACCAACTGTCGCGCGATGAAGTCACGGCTCGACTTGCCAAGTTGCAACAGCAATATCCGCAAGCGTTCATGGTTGATATAACACCGAAGGAAACACCCGATGAGCAAGGGCCCAGAGGCGAACTTTTGGAACACGATCCGCAACAACCTACCGAAGAAGTGCTTCGCGACAAGGATTGAGAACAAGCACGGGGGCGGTGTTCCTGATGTTCATCTTGTCTGGGATGGCATACCGTTTTGGATGGAGCTCAAGGTAAGCAATGCCAACGCCATAAAAGTCTCGCCTCATCAAATCGCTTGGCACATGGCATATTGTGCGCGAGGGGGGCTAAGTTTCTACTTGGTTAGAAGGTCCAAGGAGCGCGATATACTTTTATTTGGGGGTGATCAGGGGCCCATGGTCCTTGATTTGGGGTGCCTTGCGCCCTGCGCCCTGCGCGTTGACTCTGTACCTGAGTTGTTC